TCAAATCGCAGGAAAAATCAGCAAAAACTGCAAAAAAATTAAACAAAAAATTTCTAAAACTTCCAAACCAAATTTTTTGATGCTGAATTTTTTGGGAAATTAGATTTGCGACGGGCTCATAATAGAATTTTGAATAATGGAACTCTCGATTCGAGCATATGCCAGACATCGCGGCGTTGCCGAGTCGGCGGTTAGAAAAGCAATAAAACAAGGAAGAGTCAGTAAGGGTAAAAATGGCAAAATAAATCCCAAAATTGCTGATAAAGAATGGAGTCAAAACAGCGATCCGGCGCAAATAAAGACGACATTTATCGAGGAAAAACCTGATTACAGCCAAAATTCAATACCGGGAGCAGCGAGCGGTCCAAGTTACCAGCAAAGCCGAGCAATTAAGGAGGCTTACGGCGCAAAACTACTTAGGCTGCAATTTGAGAAAGAATCAAAAAAATTAATCTCGGTTGATGATGTAAAAGTTGCGGCATTTAACACAGCAAGAATGACCAGGGACAGAATTTTAAACATTCCTGATCGCGTAATTCCGCAATTGGTTGGCAAAACCAACATTTTTGAGATGAAAGAAATTTTAAAAGCTGAACTGATTAAAGCGCTCGAAGAATTATCGAAGGTTAATGATAAATTATGACGACATTTATTTTAAAAATTTCTGCGAAGGCTTAAAGCCAGACCCGAATTTTACAGTATCGAGTTGGGCGGATAATCACCGAATTTTAAGCAGTATTTCTTCAGCAGAACCTGGGTCGTGGAGAACGGATCGCACTCCTTATTTGAAAGAAATAATGGATTGCTTATCGCCAAGTAATCCTTGCGAAAAAGTCGTCTTCATGAAAGGCGCACAAATTGGTGGAACTGAGTGTGGCAATAACTGGATGGGTTTTGTAATTCATCACGCGCCAGGACCAATGCTGATTGTAAATCCTACAGTTGAGACTGCCAAGCGCACCTCAAAAATGAGGATTGATCCGGCAATCGAAAACTGCCCTGCCCTAAAAGAAAAAGTAAACGACCCAAGATCAAGAGACAGCGGAAACACAATTTTGATGAAGGAATTTCCAGGCGGCGTCTTGGTTATGACCAGCGCGAATTCTGCTGTGGGCTTACGCTCAATGCCGATTCGATATTTATTTCTTGATGAAGTTGATGGCTATCCTGACGATGCCGCTGGCGAAGGCGATCCGGTAAACCTTGCGATTCAAAGAACTGCGACGTTTTCCAATCGCAAAATTTTCATGATCTCAACTCCGACAATCAAAAATTTCAGTCGGATTGAAACAGCTTTTTTAGAAGGCGATCAAAGATACTTTTTTGTCCCCTGCCCTGATTGTGGCGAGTTTCAAAATCTCAAGTGGGCGCAAATAAAATGGCCGAAAGGAAAACCTGAATCAGCTTATTACGCCTGCGAAAAATGCGTATCAGTTTGGGAAGATTACCAAAAAGCAGAAATTTTAAAAAATGGAAAATGGATTGCGACCAATCCTAACAGCAACAGCAAAACAATTTCTTTCCATTTGTCATCACTTTACAGCCCGCATGGCTGGACAAGTTTTGGTGATATTGCACAAGAATTTTCTGAAGTTCATAAAGACCCGCCAAGACTTCAGGTTTGGACAAACACCAAACTTGCAGAAACTTGGGAAGACATGGCGGGAGAAGTTATTGATCCAACCGGATTAATGAAACGAAGCGAAAATTTTGGCACCAGATTATTCAAAAACATCGCCATCATTACCGCCCGCGAGGATGTTCAAGACAATCGTCTTGAAATTGAAATTGTTGGCTGGGGAAAAGATGAAGAAAGCTGGTCGCTTGATTACCAAGTAATTTATGGCGACCCATCAACACCGCATCTTTGGAACGATCTTGATAAAATTTTGGAAACAACTTTTGAGCATCAAAGAGAATTGCCAAATTTTCCGATTGCAGCAGTTTGTATCGATAGCGGCGGTCACTATACGGATCATGTTATCAACTACTGTGATGCGCGTAGACACAAAAAAGTTTTTGCCATTAAAGGAAGCTCGAATGGTTCAGGAGTTCCAATCTGGCCACCTCGCGCCAGTCAAAATAAAAGATTAAAAAAACCGGTTTATGTCATTGGCGTTAACGATGCCAAAGAAACCCTGATGCAACGACTTCGCATCGCTGAAGAAGGTGCTGGTTACTGGCACTTTCCAATGGAGCGCGATGCAGAATGGTTTGCGCAGGTAACTTCAGAAATCGTCAAAACCAAATATGCCAAAGGCAGACCTGTCCGAGAATGGACACCGCGCCGCGAAGGAGCAAAAACTGAAGCGTTAGACTGTCGGGTTTATGCTTTTGCGGCACTGCGTGGTTTAGTTCGTAACTGGAAATTTGATTTAAACAAAGCTGCCCAGCGAATAAAAGAAACTGCACTTCGACCAGAAAATAAGCAGGTTCAAAATATTCAACCAACAGCGCCTCAAAGAGTTAGAAGAGTCAGAAGCAAAGGAATTTACTAAAAGTGAAAACACTTGAAGAGCAATTAACGGAAGTCCAACAGGCAATTTCTGACATTTTGTTAAACGCCCAAGAAGCGTGGTATAACGGACAGAAAGTCAGAAAAGCTGATCTTGCTACACTTGAGCAACGCGAAAAAAGATTATTGGTGCAAATCAAAAGAAAAAATCGCGGCGGTATCAGAGTTAGAGGCGCAACTCCAGTATGAGAAAAATTCCTAAAATTTCTGAAAACTGGTTGGATAAAGCCATCTCTTATGTCAATCCGCAAGCGGGCTTAAAAAGATTTGAAGCCAAAACCAGATTAGCAATTGCTGGTGGTTATACTGGCGCAAGACGAGATCGCAGACAAACTTCAAGTTGGAATACAACTGATGGCTCTGCCGATAATGTTACGCTTCCCGATCTGCCAGATTTACGCCAAAGATCACGCGATTTACTTCGCAATGCACCACTCGCTTGCGGCGCGGTAAATACTGTCGTTACAAATGTTGTTGGAACCGGTCTTAAAGTTCAGTCGCACTTAGATCGCGACGTGCTTAAGCCTTATTTCAAAAGCGAAGATGAGTTTGATGCTTTTGAGAGAAATGCAGAACGGATATTTCGCAACTGGGCAGAAAATCAGGATTGCGACATCACTCGCTGCCAAACTTTTTCAGAAATTCAAAATCTGATTTTGCGCTGCGTTCTTGAAAGCGGCGACATTTTTATTTTGAAGCGCTATGTCGAGCGACCAAACAGAAGCATCAATTTAGCACTGCAAATTGTTGAAGCTGATCGTGTTGCCAATCCCGATTTTAAATCTGACACAGCAACTCTTGCTGGTGGCGTTGAAATGGATTCTGACGGCGCACCTGTTTCTTACTCGGTTTGTAATCAACATCCAACTGATTATCAAAACCAAAAGGAAAGAAAATTTGTCAAAGTTCCGGCTTTTGATAAATACGGCAACCGCCAAGTTTTTCATATTTTTAGCAGAACCAGACCAGGACTAACTCGCGGAGTGCCTTATTTAGCGCCAGTAATTGAAAGTTTAAAACAACTCGATCGTTACACCGAAGCAGAAGTTATGACCGCTGTTGTGTCAGCGATGTTTACAGTTTTTGTAAAATCAGAAGATGAAGAAGGTTTAGCGCCAATGACTCCTCCTGAAGGATCAAGGCGTGACGATGGAGATTACAAATTAGGCCCTGGTGCAATTCTTGATTTACAACCAGGAGAAAATATTGAAATCGCCGATCCAAAAAGACCGAACCAAGCCTTTGATCCCTTTGTGCAAGCGGTGCTGCGTCAAGTTGGTGTAGCGCTTGAATTACCTTTTGAGATTTTAATAAAGCACTTCACTGCCAGCTATTCCGCTGCTCAAGCGGCTTTGGTTGAAGCATGGAAATTTTTCTCAAGCAGACGCAAGTGGCTCGCAATTCAGCTTTGCCAGCCGATCTATGAAATGGTAATCACCGAAGCAATTGCCAAAGGCGAATTAAATGCACCGAATTTTTTTGCTAATACAACTATCAGAAACGCTTACTTGGGAGCTGAATGGATTGGACCGCCAAGAGGACAGATTGATCAACTCAAAGAAGTAAGGGCGGCACAAACCAGAATTGAAATTGGTGTCAGCACATTGGCTGAAGAAACAGCAATTTTAACCGGTGACGATTTTGAAAGAAAATATCCGCAAATCCTTAAGGAATATAAGTTAAAGCAAGAAGCGGGATTGATTCCAAAAGAAGTTATTCAAACGCAACAACCAACCAAAATTAAGAATGCATGAACTTCTAAAAATCGCGAAATATTGGGCGATCGAGCCTGATATTTTGAAGAGTCTTTGTCTAAGGTCCGAAATTAAATCGCTCTCTTTTCAGTCAGAAAGACGATTAAGCAACACCAGATCAGTGATGATTCGGGATGGCACTGCAGTAATTCCACTACACGGACCAATCACTGCAAGAAGCGATCTCTTCAGCTTCTTTTTAGGCGGAACTTCTTTGTCAGATTTGGCAAAAGATTTTCAGACGGCTCTCGATGACGATCAGGTAAAGGCAATTTTATTTGATGTTGATTCGCCAGGTGGAGTTGCACTCGGGCCAGCAGAAATGGCGGACGCTATTTTTAAAGCACGAGGTAAAAAACCGATCTGGAGTTATGTTGGTAGAAACTGCTCATGAGCAGCTTATTGGATTGCGTCTGCAACAGAAAAAATCATCGCCAATCCTTCCGCACTTTTGGGAAGTATTGGTGTTGTGACAACAATTCCGGTGCGAGAGCAGCCTGATTCCGAAGGCTACAAAAACATCGAAATTGTTTCAAGCAACGCCAAACAGAAACGACCTGACCCACGAACAGAGGAAGGAATGGCTGAGATAAAACGCGAGCTCAACGATCTTGAGGCGCAGTTTATTGAAGCCATTGCCAAATACCGAAATGTCAGTGCGAGCGCAGTTAAAATCGACTTCGGACAAGGCGGAGTGCTGATTGGGAAAAACGCAGTTGCGAGTGGCATGGCTGACTCTCTTGGTAGTTACGAAGAGGTCATCGCCGAGTTAAATCAAAAAATTTCAACGAACAAACAAATCAATTTTATGAGCAAAGAAACAATCGAAAGGTCTGCGATTAATGCAGATTTTATTAAATCAGAATTTCCTGACATCGCTGAAAAATTGGCGAAAGAAAACTCTGACAAAATTCGCACTGAGACAAAAGAAACTGCTTTTACTGAAGGCAGAAAAACTGGTCTTGTGGAAGGCGCTGAAACTGAAAGAAAAAGAATTTTAGCAATTGAAGAAGCCTCTCTTCCTGGTCACGAAGACTTGGTAGCAAAAGCAAAACAAGATTCCGACATGACCGCAGACAAACTGGCATTTCAGATTGTCGCCAGAGAAAAACAGCGCGGCACGAAGTATGTTGAACAAGCGGCAATAGCAGAAAAAGAAATGCCAAAAGTTGCACCAAATTTTGAAAGTGCAGCGCAGGAAAAAGCAAAGGTTGATAAGAACGCACCTCTTGAAGAAAGAGCTAAGAATGAGTGGCAGAACGACTCAAAATTAAGAACCGAATTCAACAATGATTACGATGTCTTTTTTGCCTTTAAAAAAGCGAACGAAAACCAACAGGTCAAAATTTTATCAACACAAAATTCAAAGGAGTAAACAATGGTAGCACTTACAAAAGACACAAATCGAGTTTATGAACTTGGAGATATTAACGAAGTTCCAGTCAAAGGTGGAGTTGTAATATATCAAGGAGCAACAGTTGGAAGCAATGCTACAGGATGAGACCGTCGCAAAATACAAATTAAAAATCAATCACAAAATAACCGCCAAATAAATACAAATAACCCAAGAAATTAATTGTAATTTAATGAAATTTCTTATAAGATTAAACCAGTTCTAAGCC